CGCAGCCTTCCAGCGGGCCCGGCCGGATCTGGTGTTCCACGCGGCGGCGCTGAAGCATGTTTCGATGGTGGAGCGTCACCCGGTGGAGGGCGTGCGGACCAATGTGCTGGGCACCTGGAATGTCGCTGAGGCAGCGAAGGCCAGCGGCGCCGGACAGATGGTGCTGATCTCCACCGACAAGGCCGTGGACCCGACCAACGTCATGGGCGCCACCAAGCGCCTGGCTGAGGCGGTGATCCAGGCGCAGCAGGCGGCTGAGGACGGGACACGGTTTTCAGCCGTTCGATTTGGCAATGTCCTGGGTTCGTCAGGGTCGGTCGTGCCGATCTTCAAGTCACAGATCGAGCGTGGTGGACCGGTCCGGGTGACCAACGCGGACATGACCCGCTACTTCATGACCATCCCGGAAGCCTCGCAGTTGGTGCTTCACGCGACCGCGGCCTGTGATGGAGACTCGCGCCGGGACTCGCGGCTGTTCGTGCTGGATATGGGCGAGCCCGTCCGGATCATGGATCTCGCGCGGCAGATGATCGCGCTCTCGGGCCGCAAGGACGTCGAGATCGAGGTGGTCGGCCTGCGACCGGGTGAGAAACTCTCTGAGGCCCTGGTCGATGACACCGAGACCCTGATTCCGGCGGCGCCTAAGGTCCAGGAGGTGGTGTCGAGTTCCGCCGCGCGAATCAGCCCCGGCCATATCGCGGCTCTCGAGACCCTGACCCGGACGGCGGACGCGGAAACCGTTCACCAGGCGCTGTTTGAGTTGGTGGCGCAAGTGCGTGGCGAGGCAAAGAACGAACAGCCGGCCACGCCGACGCTGCGGGTGATCCAGGGCGGTTGAGGTCACATTTTCACCTTTTGTTCTTGACCGTCGCGCCTGTTTTCGATAGGGTTTGTTCAACGTCCGAAAACGCGCCCAAGCGAATGGCGCCCCCAAACGGGGGGTGCGCGGATCGGACTGTGGCGTGACGCTGCTCCCAACTGAGGGAGTAGCCTATGAGTATGCCGCGTTATCGCTTGGGCCTTTTGGCCGGCATCGTCTCGGCGCTGATGGTCGGGACGGCCGCCCAGGCCACGGTGCTGTTTGGAACCTATGATCCGTCGGACACGACGGTGACGCAGAAGCAGGTCGGCCTGCCGCTCGACTATCGGTCGCCGGACGCCACGCAGACATTCGACAGCTTCGGTCTGGCGAGCGTGACCCAGACGGGCTTCATCTGCTGCACGTTCGTCACGCGCAATGTCGTCACCGAGTTCGTCGCGCCCACATCATTCGACGCTAAGCACCTGATTGTGCCGATTTCGACCTACGGCAATGTCGAAAATCGCACGGTCGGGTTCAATGTCGAACGCCAGAACGGAGCGTCCTGGGACCTGATGGGGTTCATGCAGGTCCAAAGCGGTCTGGTCCCCAATAATCAGAACCGGATATTCGAGGTGGATGTTCCGTTCGGGAACACCAGCAGCTCGCGCTTCGTCGATTTCGCTTACCGCACCCTGAGTTTTGATGAGGGGCAGCGGTACCGGATCCGCACCAACCATGCCGCCGGGGGCGTCGGGGCGCTTCGGTGGTACCTGAGCGACGAGGTCGCTGCAGCCGGCCAGTCCCGCCAAACCCAGACAGGGGCCGCGACCGTAGAATTGGCGTTCCAGCCGGCGTTTGCGTTCACCGACGGTGGCGACCTCTCGGAGCCGGGTGATCCGCCGCCGCCGCCTCCGCCCCCGCCGGTCGGCGGGATTCCCGAGCCCGGGACCTGGGCGCTGATGATCCTAGGTTTCGGCGCGGTCGGCGCGGCCATGCGGCGGCGCCGCCAGGCGATCTGAAACCTGACGAAACGGCATCAACTCTCGGCCCGCCCTGACTGGCGGGCCGCTTTGCTTTGGAGAAAGGCTCCGCATGCCGAGACTGACGCCTCTGGATCCGACCGAGCTCCAGGAGCGGGCTCAACAGTATGGCGGCGCGGCGCTCAGCAAGCTCGCTGGCTTGATGCGGTCGAGTAAAACAACGCCCGCCGTCCAACTCAGCGCTGCGCGGGCTATCTTGGAGCGAGGCTACGGCCGTCCCGCCAGTTTGCGAGGAGACGAGGCGGAAGAGGCGGCGTTCACGGTCCTGCTCGAAAACTATGGCGACGATGACGCGGTCCAAGACGGGGGCGCTTGAGCCCCGGCGCCTATCCGGCGGCTGGCGGGCCAAGGGCTACCAGAAGCCAGTGTTCAAGGCGCTCGAGGGCGGCGTCCGGCGGGTCGACGTGGTCGCTCATCGGCGCTGGGGCAAGGATGAGGTGGCGCTCTATTGGGCGGCCAAGCAGGCCGCACATATCAAGGGTGTCTACTGGCATCTGCTGCCGGAGGCGCGTCAGGGCCGCAAGGCGATCTGGAGTGCGGTGAACCCGCACACCGGCAGACGGCGGATCGACGAGGCGTTTCCGCGCTGGATCCGGGCGAGGACGGTGGATGAGGAGATGATCATCCACCTCAGGAACGGCTCGACCTGGCAGGTCGCAGGATCGGACAACTACAATTCGCTGGTCGGCTCACCGCCGATTGGGGTGGTGTTTTCGGAGTGGGCTCTGGCCAAGCCGGAGGCCTGGGACTTCATCCGCCCTATCCTTGCGGAGAACGGCGGCTGGGCGCTGTTTCTGTGGACGCCGCGCGGGCGTGGACATGCGACGCGTTCCTTCGAGGCGCGGATGCTGTCGCCCGGATGGACCTGCATCAAATCGCCCGCCACGGAGACCGACGTGTTCACGCCTGAGCAACTGGCGCAGGAACGCGCAGAACTGGTGGCTGAGCTGGGATCGCCCGAAGAGGGCGAGGCGCGGTTCGCAAGCGAGTATCTGGTGGATTTCGACGCTGCGGCGCCTGGCGCCTACTATGCGGGCCTGATCGGCGAGGCGGAGCGCGCCGGGCGGATCACCCGCGTTCCGCATGACCCGGCGCTGAAGGTGGACACCGCCTGGGACCTCGGAGTCGATGACTACACGGCGATCTGGTTCTTCCAGCAGGCGGGCCGGGAGATCCGCGTGATCGACTATTTCGAGACCCGGGGCGAGGGCCTGGCGGCCATTGTGCGGCGAGCGATCGCCGGGCGCGACTGGGTGTGGGGGCGCCACTATCTGCCCCACGACGTGGCGGCCCGCGAGCTCAGCACGGCCACCTCACGGCTGGAGACGCTTCGGGGCCTTGGCCTCTCTCGGATCGAACCGGGCGCCGCCACGGACCCTGAGGAGCGCGTGAACGCGGCGCGGCTGATGATTCCGCTCTGCTGGTTCGACGCCGAGCATTGCGCCGGCGGCCTCGAACGGCTGCGGGCCTATCGCAAACGGTGGAACCGGACCACGCGCAGCTATGGCGGGCCGATGCACGACGAGGCCAGCCACGGGGCGGATGCGTTCGGCGAGTATGCGTTGAACCGGGCGGGCGCCGGAGCATCGGCGCCGGTGGCGAGACGCGAGGCCGAGCACGGTCATTGGATGGGTTGAACAGCCGGCGCGAGGCTTTGCGAAACCTATCATTAAGCACGTTTGGGTGACGCTCCTTTGGTGCGGGGAACCGTCCAACCGTTGGAGATGGATATGTCGTCCAAGGCTTGGAGCGCTGGGATGGCGGTTGCCGCGCTGACCGTGCTTGCGCCGCGCGCGGATGCAGCGACCTATGTGCTGGACTTCTCCGATGCGACCTGCGGCGGCGGCTTCGCCTGTGCGAACTATCAGCCGATCGATCAGACCTATGGCGATATCGCGGGCCTCTTGGATGTGCGAACCCGCTACGAGCTTACCGCCGACTTTGACGCCCCGGGGCGGGGCGTCTTGTTCACGGGCGTCTATTTCGCGGGCGGCGACAAGGTGGCCGTCGGCGGGGTGACCGACGATTCCGGCGTTCCGGAGATCCAGCTGATCCCGCTGAACGGCGCGACGGTGAAGCTCCTGCAGGTCCGGTTGGTTCCGGCGGGCAGCTTTCGCCGGGACTCCGAGGCCCGGGTGATCGACCTCGGCGGACGGCTTCCCGATGTCGCGTCGGGACGGTTCGGCGTCGAAATCTCGGCCCCGAAGATCCTGAACTATGACTTCGCCAGCGCGCAGGGCGTCAGCTTTCGCTGGGGTCCCAACGCCATCAATGTCGGTGTGGATTCGATCACCTTCGAGGTGACGGCTCCGCCCCCTCCGCCTGGTGGGAGGGCCGTGCCCGAGCCCAGCGTTTGGGCTCTGCTGATCGCCGGCTTCGGCGCCGTGGGCGGACTGTTGCGCCGGCGTCGAAGCGCAGAACGAACCGCCTAAAGCCTCGCGCCGAAGAAAGTTTCTGTTTTGTTCTTTACGACGCGCGCGAATTGAGGTAGGGTTTCCCCATCATCCCGAATTGTGAGCGCGGCCGCGAATGGCGCGCTCCGGGATGGTTCCCGATCGTTTGAATTTTGATCCTCTGATCCTCTGATCCTCTGATCCTCTGATCCTCTGATCCTCTGATCCTCTGATCCTCTGATCCTCTGAACTTCTGACACCGCGGGCGTTTGGGCTCGCGATCCCGCGCGGCGCAGGCTTCGCGGGCCTTCAGCCATGGATGACAACCTTGTCCGACGACGAGCTGCTTTCTGAAGCGCGCGAAGCTTTTGCGCGCGCCGCCGACGCTGAGGCCGAGAACCGGCGTGAGGCGCTGGACGACCTGAGGTTCGCCAGGCTTGGGGAACAGTGGCCGGACACCGTCCGCCGCCAGCGGGAGCGGCAGAGCCGCCCGTGTCTAACAATCAACCGACTTCCGGCTTTTGTTCGACAGGTCGTGAACGATGCGCGGCAGAACAAGCCGGCCATTCACGTGCATCCGGTGGACTCGGCGGCGGATCCCGAGACGGCGGAGGTGTTCAATGGCCTGATCCGGCACGTGGAGCAGAGCTCGGACGCCGAGGTGGCCTATGACACGGCGCTGGATTTCGCAGTGACCTGCGGGTTCGGCTACTTCCGGATCAACACACGGTATGCGGCCGATGACGGCTTTGATCAGGAATTGGCGATCGAGCGGGTGGCCAATCCGTTCAGCATCTACGGCGATCCCAACTCGACCGCGGCCGACAGCGCCGACTGGAACACTGCATTCGTCGTGGAGAGCCAAGAGCGGGCGGAATTCCTGGCCCGCTGGCCCGGGGCGGAGACAGTGGACTGGCCAGGCGACGGGGCGATCGGCGCCGGCTCGCGCCATGAGGGCGATCGCGTGGCTGTCGCCGAGTGGTGGCGGCGTGAGCGGGTGAGCCGCACCATGCTTGCGCTCTCGGACGGGCGCGTGGTGGAGGAAGCGACCTACAAGGCCGAGCGTGCGTTGTTCGAGGCGCTGGGCGTGAAGCCCATCGGGCGGCCGCGGCAGGTGGCGAGCCACAAGGTGACACAGCGGATCGTCTCGGGCGCCGAGATCCTGGAGACCGTGGACTGGCCGGGGCGGTTCATCCCCATCGTGCCTGTCTTTGGCGAGGAACTGATGGTCGACGGGCGACGACGGCTTCGCGGGCTGGTGCGCGACGCCAAGGACCCGCAGCGGATGTTCAACTACTGGCGGACGGCCTCGACGGAGCTGGTGGCCCTGGCGCCCAAGGCGCCCTTCATTGGCCGTCGCGGCGCCTTTGAGACGGACAGCGCCAAGTGGGCGAGCGCAAACACCGAGACCCATGCCTATATCGAGTATGACGGGCCCGAACCGCCGCAACGCCAGCCGTTCGCCGGCGTGCCCGCAGGGCCGCTCCAGGAGGCGCTGAACGCCGCCGACGACATGAAGTCGATCATGGGGCTGCACGACGCCAGCCTGGGCGCGCGATCGAACGAAACGAGCGGGCGGGCGATCCTGGCCCGGCAGCGGGAGGGCGACGTCTCGACCTTCCACTACATCGACAATCTGAGCCGGGCGATCCGGCACGCGGGGCGGATTCTGGTTGACCTGATCCCGAAGGTTTATTCGACCGCGCGTGTGGTGCGGGTGCTGGGGCCGGACGGCAAGGCCGGCGCGGCGGCGGTGGCGCCAGGTGCGCGGGGCGGCGAGACGCTGCGAGCTGTGGGTCGGATCCATGATTTGGGGGTCGGGCGATACGACCTGACCGTGCGCTCGGGGCCGAGCTTCACAAGCCGCCGGGAAGAGGCGGCGGGACAGATGATCGAACTGATCCGCGCCTATCCGGCCGCGGCGCCGCTGATCGGCGACCTTTTGGCGCGGAACCTGGACTGGCCCGGAGCCGACGAGATCGCCGAGCGGCTGGCGGCTAGCCTGCCGCCGATGGCGCGCGGGGCCTCGCCGGAGATCGAGCAAGCGCGGGGCGATCTGGCGAAGCTCGCCCAGGCGTTGGCGGTCGCGCGGGCCGAGACGGCGGCGCTCAAGCAGGACCAGGCGCACAAGTCCCGGAAGCTGGAGATCGAGGCCTTCCGCGCCGAGACCGAACGGATGCGCGCCCAGAGCCCGGCGGCCTGAGACCGCAAGACACTCCTGAAAGGACAGACATGCAGATCAAAGATCAAACCGTCGTGGACGCGGCGGCGGGCGCAGCCATGCCTGATGCGGGGCCGGAGCCGTTCGAGCTGGAGGTGGACGGCGAGGTGCATACCCTGCCGGGCTCACTGCGCGGCGCCTTCATGATGAACGCCGACTATACGCGAAAGACCCAGGAACTGGCTGATCTGCGCCGGGCGCTGGACGCCGAACGGGAAGCGTTTACGGCCGGGTCTGCGGCGGAACGCACGTTGAGCCGCGACCGGATGCGTCTGGCGCTGATCGAAGACGATCTGGAGGCCTATGACGGCGTCGACTGGAACGCTTGGGCGGCGCAGGACCGGGAGGGCGCGGAGGCCGCCTGGGCGCGGCGGACCGATTTGGTCGAGGCGCATGCGGTGCTGTCCGACGCAGCTGGGCGCAGCGAAGCGCAGGAACAACTGAGCCGGGCGCGCGAGACCGCAGAGGCCATGGCGCGGACCGGCCAGGCGCTGCGGCAGGAGATCGAGGGCTGGTCGCCGGAGACGGCGGCGAAGCTGGTCGACTACGCCCAGGCCTTCGGCGTCACGATGGAGGAGCTGGCCGAGGCTGCGGACCCCAGGCTCTGGAAGCTGTTGCACAAGGCCTGGAAAGCCGACCAGACGGCCGATGAGGCCGCCGCCGCCAGGGCCCGCGAGCTGCGCCCGGCCGTGAGCGTGGCCGGCGCGGGTGGCGGAGCCGGCGGTCTGCGGGATGAACTGGCGGCCAAGGAGTGGATGCGGCGGCGGAACGCACAGGCGATGAGCGGGCGGTGATGGAAGGACCCGTTCAAGACGCGACCGCGCGGCCTCTCTACCCCTGCCTTGTTGACCGTCTGCGCGCTGGCTAGCTGACCTCTACGTTTTCACGCCCCTCCGGCCTCCCACGCGGGAGCACGCCGGACGGGGGCGACGTCTCCGCGCCATCGGAAGGACAGACCGAGTACGCGCGGGCGGTGAGCCCGCGCCTCGGCGCGTCCGGCGCATTCCCCAACATCATCAAAGGACAACCGATGCCAAACACCCTTTTGAGCGCCACCGCCGTGACGCGGGAGGCGCTGCGCGTGCTGCACCAGAAGCTGAGCTTCGTGGGAACGATTACGCGGGACTACGACGACCGCTTCGCTCAGCAGGGCGCGAAGGTCGGTGACACCCTGAAAATCAGGCTGCCCAATCAGTATGTGGTGCGTAGCGGGGCGACGCTCTCCGCCCAGGATACCACAGAGAGCTCGGTGGATCTGAAGGTGCAGACCCAGAAGGGCGTCGACCTGAACTTCACCTCGGTCGATCTGACCATGAGCCTGGACGACTTTTCCGACCGGATTCTGGAGCCGGCGATGAGCGTGCTGGCGGCGACCCTCGAGGCCGACGCCATGAGCATGTATCGCGACGTCTGGAGCCAGGTGAACAACCAGGCCGCCGCAGCGACCTTCGCGCGGGTGCTGGAGGGGCGAAAGCTGCTGGTCGACAATCTGGCGCCGCTCAATGCACGGACCTGCAACCTGAACACCCAGGATAATCTGGACCTGGTGGATGGGCTGAAGGGCCTGTTCAACGACAAGGCCCTGATCTCGACCCAGAACCGCGAAGGCTACATGGGCCGGACGGCGGGGTTCGATTTCATGGAGAGCACGTTGTGGCCCAGCCACGCGCGGGGGCCGTCGAATGGCGCCTTCGTTGTGAACGGCGCAGGTCAGACGGGTGCGACCCTGACGGTCTCGACCGGAGCCGGGGTCCCCAATCCGGGCGATATCATCACCATCGCCGGCGTGTTCCGGGTGCATCCGGAGACCAAGCAGGCGACCGGGGTGTTGCAGCAGTTCGTGGTGGGGACCGGCGCCACGGCGACCTCGTTCCCGATCTCGCCGGCCATTGTGACGAGCGGGGCGGGGCAGACGGTGTCGGGCTCGCCGGCCAACGGCGCGGCGGTGACCTTCGCGGGCGCGGCCTCGACGGCGCACGGGATCTCGCTGGCCTATCAGAAGGGCGCGTTCGCGTTCGCCACGGCCGACATGGTGATGCCGCGCGGCGTGGATTTCGCGTCCCGCGAGGTGTTCGACGGGATCTCGATGCGGATCGTGCGGCAGTACGACATCAACAGCGACCGCTTCCCGTGCCGACTGGATGTTCTCTACGGCTTCAAGACCATTCGGCCGCAACTGGCCTGCCGCCTCGCCAATCGATGAGTTCGGCTTCGCAATGATGGTGTGGCGGCCGGCGTGAGCACGCGGGCCGCCCGCCCATCCGGTCCACCAGCAACCCTTCGAAACGGAGAGGCCGATGGCCATCTCAACCTATGCCGAGCTGCAGGCGGCTGCGGCCGGATGGCTGGTGCGCGGGGACCTGACCGCGCGCATCCCCGAGTTCATCGCGCTCGCCGAAGCGCGGCTGAACCGCATCCTGCGGACCCGACTCTCGGAGACCGAAGCGACGCTCTATGTCACAGGGGGCGCCCTGAGCGCGCCGCTGCCGGCGGGGTTCACCGAGCCGCTGCGGCTATGGGTTGTGCGGCCCGAGGGGCGCGAGGAGTTGCCGTTTGTCGAAGCGGCGCGTCAACGGGCATGGACCGCCCGCGGCGAGCCGTCCGCCTGGTCTGTGGACGGCCAGGCTGTGACCTTCGATCGGCCTTGCGCAGCGCCGACGACACTCGTGCTGAGGATGCTCAGGGCGTTCTCGCTTTCGGCCGTTGCGCCGACCAATGCACTCCTGGATGAGGCGCCCGACATCTACCTGTTCGCCACGCTCTGCGAGGCCGGTCCGTTCCTTCGCGATGGAGAGCTGGCCCAGGCCTATGAAGCCAAACTGCAGCGGGCGGTGGCCGAGTTGAACGCCAAGGCGGCGCGGAGCCGCGCGGCGAGCCGGCTGGTCACCGACCTGCCGGAGCTGGCGGGCGCATGCTGATCGCCGGCCCGGGGGCCCCGGAGGCGCTGCGTGCGCCGCTGCTGGCGCTAAAGGAGGCTCTGGACCGGCTGAACCAGCCCGGCGCGCCAACGCCGATCTTCGCCACCACTCAGGCCGGTCTGCCGCCCGCCGTCGCCCACCCTCGCACCCTGCTGCTGGTGAGCGATCTAAACATCCTGGCCCACTCCGATGGGACCAACTGGATCCGCCAAGATACGGGAGCCGTGATCGTCTGATGCCTTCATCCTGGTCGCCATCGCTCCGCCTGGAGCTGCAGTTCACGGGCGAGAACATCAACCTCTGGGGCGAGAAGCTGAACACGGCGCTCGCCCACGCCGACAGGGCCATCGCCGGTTGGACCCTGAAGCCGCTGACCGGACCGGTCACACTCTCGACCGCCAACGGAGCGGCGGACGAGGCGCGCTCGGCGACGCTGAAATTCACCGGCGGCGCGGGTCCCTTTACCGTGACGCTGCCACCGGTGGCCAAGACCTATCTGGTCTGGAACGCCTGCGCGGGGCCGGTGACGCTGACGACCGGCGCCGCGGAAACTCTGACCGTGGACGCCGGCGACGTCGTCTGGGCGGCCACCGACGGCGGGGCGGTGAAGACGCCTGGATATGGCGGCGCTTCGATCAAGGACTGGGTGGCGGGGGTGGCCTGGACCTACAACGCGGGAGCCCTGCCGGCCCAGGGTGGCGCGGCGGGCAAGTTCGTCCGCACCGATGGCGCCAACGCCAGCTGGCAGGCCGTGACCTCCTCCGACATCGCCGACTACGGCGCGGCCGTGAAGGGCCTGGCCGTCGCCATGGCCGTCGCCCTCTGAAAACCCGCAAGACAGGAGATCCGGACCCATGCCCGTAACCCCCAACAGCATTGTGACGCCGCAAGGCCCCAGGAGCGGCGGCGCGCTCTGCACCACCGCCAACACCAACTATTCCGCGCCGACCAACATCCTGGTGATCGCCACCGCCGGGGCCAATGGCGCGCGGCTGACCCGGGCCTCGGCCATCCCACTGGAGACCGTGGCTGACACCCAACTCCAGCTCTTTCGGGATGGTGATGGGAGCGGGACGACCAAGCGGTTTTTCCGCTCCTCACGGATGGCGGCCTACACCATGGCGCAGACCACCGAGGCGCCGGCGACGGACTTCGGTTACTCCGACGACAACCCCCTGATCCTGGCGGCCGGCGAGAAACTCTACGCCGCCATCGGCGCTACAAAGCAGATCGCCTTCACCACCGAGTGGGCGGACTACTGATGCAGGGACAACCACTCAGGGGCCTGGTGGGGCAAGGGTTGAGGGGGAAGCGACAGACGGTCGGGGTGATGCGGCGTCTTGAAGTCGCCAGCTCTGGCAAAGCGTCGCTGACGTTCTTGGAGGCCGGCACAGCCATAGTTTACGCTTGGGGAGGCGGCGGTGCCGGAGCATCAGGTATCGGCTCGTCCAACGGCGGTGGTGGCGGTGGCGGCGCCGTTTACGATCAATTCCCAGTCAAACCGGGCGATCAGATCACGTACTCAATCGGTGTCGGTGGCACGGCAACCGGAGGCAACTCTGGCACC